CAAAACAGAAGAAGAAGCTCGAAAAGTTTTAGATCAACTCGCGCCTTTTTACGGCGGAAAATGGTCGCTACAAGAAGTAACGAGAGATCTCGACGTCCTTAACGAAAACGGCTTACCGTATCTCCGCCGCTTCAAAGTGTTGAAAGAGGTCGAGTAATGGCCTTACAAAATTACGAAACAGTCGCTCAAAGACTCGAACGCTTCTGGACGAATCACCCATCCGGAAGAGTTTCAACCGAACTAATCGAAGGCGGCTCCGGATATTGGGTCTTTAAGGCCCGAATCTATGCGAAAGCCGACGATGCGAATCCGATCTCAACCGGACACGCTCACGAAGTAATCGGAGCGTCGCAAATAAACAAAACGTCCGCGCTCGAAGTGTGCGAAACGTCGGCCGTAGGACGAGCTCTCGCTCTTGCCGGCTATCACGGCTCACAAATCGCAAGCCTCGACGAAGTAACTAGAGCAAAAGCCAGAGCGCAAGAATCGACACCGATCGCACCGGCCGCACCCGCTCCGAAGCCTCAACCGATAAAGCCTCCGGTAGTCGGACCATACACCGAAGAGGCAACCGTTACGAACATAAGCGTTAAACAACTAATGAAAGATATCGCGGACGCTAAAACAATGCCGGAGTTAATGAAGATCGGCGAAACGATAGCGAACGACAAACAGCTAAAAGACTTTCAAAAGGATCTACTTCGCGGAAATTGGCAGAATCGACGAACACAAATTTTAGAGAGCTTGCAAGTATGAGAGACTCGCTTAACTTTCGAATCTGGCTCGTAAGCATTCTTACGCTTATTCTCTTCGTAATAATTAAGAAAGTGTCGCCGAAATGAACGACCGTCCAGACTTCGACCCGGAAAAAGCTTTCGAAACGATTCGCGCTCAATGGACGAAAGATTCTTATCTATCGCTTCCATCGAAACTAGAGGCGCGTCTTACACTTATTGAAGAGCAACTCTCGACACTCTTTCAATTAGTAGAGAAGCTTCTTCACGAAGCTATGGATCAGACGATCGACTCCGACGTAAATGAAACTAAGTTCGCACAAATAAAAAAAGAACTCGAACATCTTGACGATCGCATCGCTTTAAATACTCATAATTTAGATAATCGTCTTAAAGACGTAGAAGCTTGGATCGGAGAAAATACGTGATCCCTCGCGAGTTCTTCGAGTGCGACGTATGCGCGACCGTAATCGGATGGGTCGTCCAAAAGTTAAGGCCGCGTCCGATGATGCCCTGTCCCTATTGCGACAATGTCGCGTGGCTCCATCTTCCAGAGCGCTATCTGGAACGCAAATCTACAAACATAAAGACGGTCGATCTTGTCTACTGAGAACCTAGCGCTCATCTTCGAGGCGAGTAGACTAGCTAGAAGCACCGATCCGGAAACGTCTCACCTCGCCGCACAGACGGCAAGCGTTCGAGGCCCTAACCAAAGGACCCAAATTTGGCGAGCCATAAAAGAACTCGGAGAAGCCACAGATTACGAACTAGCGACTCACGTCGGAGTTCTTCGATCGAGCGCCGGGAAACGTCGGCAAGAACTAACCGAACTCGGCCTAGTCGAGGACTCTGGGAAGCGCCGTCTAACCGATACGGGAAGCTCGGCTATCGTATGGCGTCCGTCGTCGCCGTCATCTTCGGAATGTCCGTTCTAGTGGATATGGCTATCGCAAGCGCTCCGGCCGTATTACCATTAGAAGCGGACGGAGCCGCGACTCATCTCCCTAACGTGCTTCCCCCTCGCGTAGTAGAACGCGACTCCGTCCAACTAAAACGCTCCCGGCTCAAGTGTCCCCAATACGAGACGACGATCTTAAGCGTCGGCTTTACACGCACCGAGCTACCCGTAATGGACGCGATCATCTACAGAGAATCCCGATGCCTAAGTTATGTCGTTAATCGCACACTAAACAAAGACAAATCTCACGACTACGGACTAACACAGATAAACGGCCGCTCTTGGTGCGAACCTACTCGCTATTATCCGAACGGATACCTACAGACGCTCGGCATCCTAAACGAATGCGATGATCTTCTAAATCCCGTTACTAACCTCGAAGCCGCGTTCGCTCTCTTCACCTACTCGAAAGGCTTCGGCCCGTGGACCTAATGCTAAGAATCTTCGGCGTCTTCTGGCTTATCTGGAGCGTCCTAATCTTCGCGATGATAATCTTCGCCGTGATCGAACTACTCGACGACGATCTCAAGGACAAGGATCGAAGACGTGAAAGAAAGAACTAAGTATCGCTATAACGATTCGCTCTGGAAACGAACACGCCTACAGATACTCCAGAGGGACGGCTACCGATGCACGATCGGACTCCCAAAGTGTAGAGGCGTCGCGAGTCAAGTCGATCACATAGTCCCGCTCGCCTACGGCGGCTCCAAATACGAGCCGACTAATCTCCGGGCCTCTTGCGCGACGTGCAATAGCACAAGATCGAATCAACTTCGCCGCAAGCCGTCGCGAGTATGGTAAATTCGAAGCGTTCGCAAAATAAAAAGTCGGGTCTTTTTTTTATGAGAGTCAGAATCTGCCCCGACGTAGTCCTTAGCAGTTCTCTCTCTAGTCGCATAATTTGGGGTTTTTATGGCCGTCAAGAATTCGGGCAAATCTGGAAAAATTCGGAAGAATCCCGTCAAAAAAAAGAAAACTACGGATATTCCGAAGAAATCCGGGACTATCTCTTATGGCTCGAATGTTGCCGCAATCGAAGTTTTAATCGAGGCGCTCTTCGCTCTTGGCCGTTTAGAGAAAGTCGATTCGGCTCGCGTCGAAATATGTCGGCTTTTGGCTCGCGCCGTAGACGAGCATCCAGAGAACGCGAATCTCTGGAGACAATATCGAGAGGCCGAGGATATTCTTCGGCAGGTAGGCGCTAATGACGTCGAAGACTTTAACGAAGTCATCGCTTCAATTTGGCGCGATGCCGCGTTACGCGACGGCAAGGAATCCGAGTCGTAAAACTCGCGGACCCGAACTAGCGGCGATCGCCGCACGTTTAGGGACTCCGCTTATGGAATGGCAGAGGCTAGTCGCCGACGTCGGCCTCGAAGTCTTAGATGACGGAATAACGCCGGCATATCGTGAGATCGTAGTAACGGTCCCTCGTCAGTCCGGCAAAACGGCACTAGTTCTCGCTTGGGAATTGCACCGCGCTCTAGCTTGGGGATCCCCGCAAGCGATCGCCTACACGGCACAAACGGGATTCGATGCTCGCCGTAAGTTAATGGACGATCAAGTCCCCGCTTTACAGAATTCGACGCTCGCGCCATCCATTAAACGGATCTATACCGCTAACGGGAACGAATCTATTATCTTTCGGAACGGCTCAAGGATTCAAGTTTTACCGTCTACACCTACAGCCGGACACGGTAAAACGCTTTCGCTTGCCGTAATAGACGAAGCGTTCGCCGATTATGAAGGCATCCGGGAAGCGGCGCTCTTGCCGGCGATGGCAACTAAAAAAGACGGTCAGATCCTTATCGTTTCAACGGCGGGAACTTCGGAGTCTATGTTTCTTCGCCGCAAGGTAGACGCCGGACGGCAAGCAATAAAAGACGGCCTAATAAACGGCGTCGCCTACTTCGAATGGTCCGCCGATCCGGACGATGATCCGTTCGATCCTACGACTTGGGCTAAGTGTATGCCCGCACTAAATCAGACGATAGACGCCTCGACGATAGATCACGCGCTCGCGACGATGACTTTAACCGACTTCCGGCGAAGCTATCTAAACACTTGGACGAATCAAGACGATCGGCTTATTCCCGAAAAAGTCTGGTATTCGTGCAACTCGGCAAAAGTAGCTCCCGCCGGACGACTCTCTTTCGGGCTCGACGTTTCTTTAGATCGTTCTTGCGCTTCTATTGTCGTCGCCGACGAGCAAGGCCGAATCGAAGTAATCGACTCGCGTCCCGGCGTCGCTTGGATCTCTCAACGATGCCTAGAACTTTCGCGACGATGGAAAGCGCCGATCATCGTAGACGGCTATTCACCGGCCGGAGCTCTCGTAGAACCTCTTCAAAACTTGCAAGTGAACGTCGTCAAATACCGAACGCAAGACGTCGTCTCGGCCTGTAATTTATTTTATGACGCGATCCTCGACCGAAGCGTCAAAGTCAAAACTTCGAGCGTTCTAGACGACGCCATTCTTAACGCTAAGAAGCGTCCGCTAGGTCAGTCTTGGCTCTGGGCCAGAATGAACACCGACTCCGACCTAACTCCGCTCTACGCGGCGACTCTTGCTTGGCACCATTCCGTCCATCGTAAAATCGAAACGAAGCCGCGATCTCTAATCTTCTAATCCCGTTACGCCTACCGTCTAAGATATAGTCTTTAGTGCGATGGCTATCTTCGACCGACTCCGTCTAAAAAAGCGTCAAGGGATTCTCCCTATGCCTCAACCGAACGCCTATGTCGATTCGCTCGGCCGCGTATCGCGTTACTACGACACCGTTTACGCCGGAACTTTCGTAGACGAAGGAACGACGCTCTCGATCCCGGGCTTATGGCGCGGGATTACTTTAATCTCCGAAACGATCGGCGCTTTACCGATTCACGCCTATAGAGGCGACGTAAGAATCGAACCGATTCCGCCGTTACTAGAGCGACCTTACCCGAACGAGACAAGAATCGAAACGATCTCCGCTATGGCGGCGTCTCTTGTTATTCACGGAAACTACATCGCCATTCTCGGCGATATCGGCGCGAACGGTTATCCCGAATCTATCTACCCTGTATCGCCGACAAGAGTTCACGTCGAGCGAAACGCCGGACGTTTAACTTACAAAATTAACGATGAGATCTTCGAAGCCGATCGCATAATGCACATTAAAAACTTCACGCTTCCCGGCCAGATCGTCGGCTTAGGAGTCGTCGCCGCTCAACGTCAAGGAATCGGATCCGCTTTAGCGATGCAAGCTTACGCCGCTAAATACTTCGACGGCGGAGCTCAACCGACCGGGATTCTCTACTCAGATAACGCGGACCTAACTCAAGACGAGGCCGATATGTTAAAAGCCGTCTGGATGAGACATTACGGCGGAACTTCACGCGAGCCGGCCGTTCTAAACTCGACGACTAAGTTTCAACAATTAAGCGACAACGCTAAAGACTCTCAGCTAGTCGAATCACGCGAGTTTAGTCTCACCGAAATAGCAAATATGCTCGGCTTACCCGGTTACTATCTGGGAGCTCCTAACTCTTCTCGAACCTATTCGAACGTCGAGCAAGAGCAACTCCAATTCCTAAGAGGGATTACGCCGCTTCTAACGAGAATCGAGTCGGCGTTTACGGATCTATTACCTCGCGGACAGTATGCGAAATTTAACACCGACGCGCTACTTCGATCCGACACTCTTACCCGCTATCAGGCTCATAAGATCGCGCTTGAATCCGGCTTCTTAACTGTGGACGAAGTAAGAGCCGACTTCGAGAATCGTCCGCCGATCGGAGAGCCAGAGACGACTACGGAAGAAGCCGAAGAAGTCGATATCGAATTACCTCAAGAAGAACCGCTAGATGAATAGGATAAAGATATGTCTTTAGAAACTAGAAGATATGAAAGCGATCTAGAGGTCCGCGCCGAAGGCGACGGTCGGACTATTTGCGGAATCTGTGTCCCCTACGACACCGAAGCAAGAATCCATCCCGGTCTAGTCGAAGTCTTCCGTATGGGAGCATTCGAAGCCGTAACTCGCGCCGCTCATCGCGTAAAACTATTACAAGGCCACGATCAACAAGTTCTCCCGCTAGGCAAGGCGACAACTCTCCGCGAAGATAAAAAAGGACTATACGGCGAATTCCGTATCTCTAAAACGGACGTCGGCGATCAAGCTCTCGAACTTGTCCGGGACGGCGTTTTAACTAATCTCTCGATCGGCTTTCAACCATTGAAAGATCGTAAAGCGTCAAACGGAGTAATCGAAAGACTTAAAGCTCATCTCGCCGAAGTTTCGCTAGTTACTTTCGGCGCTTACGGCGAAGCGGCATCCGTTCAAGCTGTCCGCGAAATCATCGAGAAACCTAACCTCGCACAATTAGAGAACGTCTTAGCAAAGATTAGAAAATGAAATCGGCCGCCGTTACGGTAACGACGTCGCCGACTCTGCTAATCGACAAAGACGACAAGAATCGCTACGTCTATCTTCACGTCGTCGGGAATACGACCGTCTATCTCGGAGCGTCCAACGTAACGACCTCGACCGGGCTCAACACCGAAAAGCACACTACGCCGCTCGAATTGTTTCTACCGATAAACGAGCGTCTCTATGGAATCGTCGTTACCGGAACGGAAGGCGTTCGAGTTTTAACACCCGATCTAGATTAAAACTATGCCATATCGCATAGAGACAAATAATCCGGAATGCGCGTCCGGATATGCCGTCGTCAAAGAATCAGACGGAAGCCTCGTCTTCTGCCACAAAAGCCGACGCGAAGCAAAAGCACAAATCGCCGCAATAGAAGCGAGCGAAAACTATCGAGCGCTCCCGAATAATTATCGGCCGTCTTCATCTGACGACGTGCCAGAAGGTAGAGCTTGCCGAAATTGTGTCTACTATGCCGGCGGCTATTGCAGTAAATGGGACGCTCAAGTTTTAGCGTCTTACTATTGCAACGCTTGGGACGGAGCTCCGGAAATTGAACGCGCCGAATCCTATAAACCGACTCAAGAAATGAAAGCCGAAGCTCGGCGCGGCCTCGAATGGCGTCGCCTCTATGGTCGCGGCGGAACTGAGATCGGCGTCGCTCGCGCTCGCGACATAATAAACGGCGCTCTCTCATACGACACCGTTCTAAGGATGAGATCGTTCTTCGCTCGACACGAAGTAGACAAACAAGGCGAAGGATTCTCACCGAATGAAAACGGTTATCCGTCGGCGGGCCGTATCGCTTGGGCTCTCTGGGGAGGCGATCCCGGTAAAGTCTGGGCTAATAAGATCATCTCTCAAGAGACGGATCGGATGCTTGCAAATTCGAACACCGTCGGACTACACTCGTAGAGACGACACCTCTAAAGAATTATCGCCGCACCTCGACAAGATCGACACCCGGCCAGATCTTTAAGACACCTCGATAACCAAAAATCGACAAATCTAAAGGACTAAAACCGTGAACTTTCTTACACAATTACAAGAGAAGCGAAATTCAAAGAATGAACTTATCGACGCTACATTGAACCGCGCCGCCGAAGAAGATCGCGATCTAAACGAGATCGAAGTCGCTAACGTCTCCGCTCTGGCTCTCGAAATCGAGAAGCTCGACGCACGAATTCAACAAGTCTCAGAGATCGAAACGCGCAAACTTGCCGCTATTGAACTCGCTAAAAAAGTAGAAGTCTCAACTCCGGAAACTCGTCAAGTCGGCGGATGGAAAGTAACTTCCGAAGAGCCGACCTATCACGCTCGCGGATCGTTCTCGTTCTTGGCCGACGCGATCTCGTCGGAGTTCTCACGCGATGCAGACGCGACCGATCGAATCGCTCGCTATAACCGTGAAGTAAGACTCGAAAAGCGCGACGTCGGAACGGCTAACTTCGCCGGTCTCGTAGTCCCGCAATACTTGATCGACCTCTACGCTCCGCTCGCTCGCGCCGGTCGTCCGGTCGCGGACATTGCTCGAAAGCACACTCTTCCGGCTCAAGGTATGACGGTAAACATCTCTCGAGTAACAACAGGAACCGCCGTCGGCTATCAGGCTTCGGAGAACGACACAGCTACAGAGACAAACATCGACGACACTCTCTTAACCGTGAACGTGAACACCATCGCCGGTATGCAAGACGTCTCGAAGCAAGCAATTCTCCGAGGCGCAAACATCGAAGAAGTAGTCCTCGCGGACCTCATCTCGGCCTACAACACAAAACTGGACGACGGCATCCTCAACGGATCCGGCTCAAGTGGCCAACCGGTAGGACTTACAACGGCGCTAACTCAAGTAGTTACTTTCACCGATGCATCTCCGACAGTCGGCGAGCTTTATCCAAAGATCGTAGACGCGATTCAAAGAGTTCAGTCGAACGTCTTTAGCGGCCCGAACTATATCATTATGCACCCGCGCCGCTTGGGCTTCCTCTTGGCGGCCGTAGACAGCCAGAACCGACCTCTAGTAGTCCCGAACGCGAACGGTCCAATGAACGCGATCGGCACGTTTAGCGGCCTCGGCTACGGTATGTCGGGTCAATACTCAATGCTCGGCTTACCGATTATCACGGATGCGAACGTAACAACTACAAACGGCGCCGGCGCTAACGAAGACTTGATCTACGTCGTCTCGTCCGATGAGATGCACCTCTGGGAAGCTCCACAGATGCCGACATACGTTCGATTCGAACAGCCAGACGGAAAAGTCGCTATCCGAATCGTTCTCTTCGGCTTCTCGGCTTTCACCGCTCAAAGGCGACCGCTTGCCGGCGCTATTATCGGCGGAACGGGACTCGTCGCTCCGACATTCTGATTCTCTTCTTCCGGCGACTAGCGAACTCCTTGTCTAGTCGCCGGAAGAACCTCAGATCTCTACTATGGGCTTTAACCTCGACAATTATCGCGAATCGTTAATCGCCGAACGCGCCGCATATCTCGCAAAAGGTAAGCCGGACAAAGCCGCGAACGTAGATAAAGAGCTCGCTCGGCTCGACGGACTCCTTTCGACGGGACATAAAACACCGCGAGCCGAGCAAGCACCCATCGAGACAAAAGAAGCCGAACTAGAATCTAAAACAAAGAAGAAAGTCGCTAAAAAAAAGAAAGAGGTCTAGACGATGGCTATAACTAATGGCTATACAACCGTCGCGACCTTTCAGTCATATACGGGAATGTCTACGATCACGGCCGACGAAACCGTCAATATAGAAAAGGCGATCGAATCCGCTTCAAGATCTATCGACCGAATGACTAATCGCCGCTTCTGGGCAGACGCGAACGCGACCGCAAGACAATATCGAGCGACCGACTTCTATCGTCTCTTCGTGGACGACATATCTTCGACTTCTGGACTTATCGTAAAAACCGACACCGGCGGAGACGGCACATTCGAAACGACTCTCACGTTTAACACCGATTACATTCTCGACCCGGTAAACGCTTTACAATTAGAACGACCGTTTACAGTAATAACGATGGTCGGAACGACGCTCTTCCCGTCTCCGGTTAATCTTCGTCCCGGCGTTCAAGTAACCGCTAAATTCGGATGGTATAACGGCACCCCTCCAGACGACATCGAGGAAGCTTGCCTCATTCTTTCGACTGATCTCGTGAAACGTGCGTCAAGTGTCGGAGGCGTCCTCGGCCTCTCAGAACTTGGGGCTATCAGAATGTCGCCGCTAGGTCGCGACGTGCAAGCGATGGTCCGACCATATAGACGCGAAGTTCTCGCGTAACGATGGTCCCGTCAGACGTTCGAGACGGCGTAAAAACGGCCGTCAATATCACCGGATTAAGAGTTTACGACACGATCCCGGACGGCCTAGTCCCTCCGGCGCTCGTAATCGGGCAGATCGCTATAACTTGGGAATACACGCTCGCAAATAGCCTAGATCGAGGCTCAATCGACCTAA